AAAAGGAAGATGACGGTTATCATAGAAGCAACGATAGGAACAAGCAACGATAGGAACAAGCAACTACAGTTGCAAAAGAAGCAACAATCGTTGCAAAAGAAGCAACCACAGTTGCAACTAGAAGCAACTACAGTTGCGCATACTATAGATGTAACTATAGAGAAGAATAAAGAACAACTAAAGAGAAGCAGATTTTCTCCTCCAAGTATTGAAGAATGCATGGATAAATTCGAAAAGGCAGGAAGCAGTACCGACGAAGGAGAGAAATTTCATAACTTTTACGAATCCAAAGGCTGGATGGTCGGCAAATCCAAGATGAAGAATTGGGAGGCGGCCGCCCGCAATTGGATCAAACGAAACAACGATGAACAACGAACTACAACAACGAAAGCACCAAGTAGAGACCAGCTTGAAAACTATCTCAAGCACGGGACTATTTAAAACGACTAGCGAAAGCGCATGGAAAGAAGGCACGAATATTCGAACCGCGCTCAGATACTTTCCAGAGCAAACACGATCGGAGGTCGTGCAGATGATTAAAAAGACGGTGGAATTTATAGATGCGAAGAAGACCCTCAACGGGTTCGAAGACTTCGCCCTCTGTGCAGAAACTATCTTCGACGTATTCCCGGTTTTTAAACTTGAGGAATTAAGGTTAGTTTGCGACCGCATGAAACAAGGGCATTACGGTAAATTCTACGAGCGGCTAAAGATTCAAGAGTTCCGCGAGTGCTTAATCAAGCACGAAGAAGAACGCGCCCCTATCCTTGAGCGCATGAATAAAGAAATCACGAGGGGCACAGACCAACCCACCAACGTTCCAGAGTACGATGCCGAAGCGGCAAAGCTGGCCTATCGATTAAAGAACAACCCTTATTTAATACCTGGATTAAACGCGCCCAATGATGAGTGAGCAAGTAAATCTATTTGGCGAGGTAATAGTAACCGACCCAATTTTGCGAGATCAATTTATCGAGCCACCATTCAGTGTTTTAGACACGAAGACGGGTAATTGGCAGAGACGAAAAAAGACATGGGCAACGCTTGGCATTAAAAGCGAGATAGGAAGAAATTCTAAATCAAAAAATAGGCTTTCAGGTGATGGAGGAAGTTTAAGGTCAATAGGAGGTAATGAAAAAAAAGGTTCTTATGAAAGCATATTTGATCCAGCTTTGTGCGAAGTTCTCTATCATTGGTTCTGCCCAAAGGGAGGGCGCATCCTCGACCCCTTCGCGGGTGGTTCGGTTCGCGGTATTGTGGCAAATAAACTAGGATACAACTACACCGGAATTGATATAAGAGAAGAGCAAATTGCAAGCAACCGCGAACAAGGCATTGAAATTTTGGAGGCCAACAATCAACCAAATTGGTATGTTGGCGACTCGAACGAGATTCTCCTAGGATTTAGACAAGAATTTGATTTGGTCTTCAGTTGTCCTCCTTACGCTGACCTTGAAGTTTATAGCGATCTTGAAGGAGACATCTCGAACAAGACGTATCAAGAATTTCTTGAACTCTATGAATCTATTATTGAAAAGTCTTGTAATCTCTTGACTACCGGCGGTTATGCTTGTTTTGTGGTTGGAGAGGTAAGAGATAAAAAAGGCAATTATATTGGATTCGTTCCCGATACAGTCAGGGCGTTTGAAAGGTGCGGGATGAAATTCTACAATGAAGCGATATTGTTGAATCCAATTGCGAGCGCGTCGATGAGGGCGAACGGAAACATGAAGAGTAGAAAACTTGTAAAGATTCATCAAAACATCCTCATCTTTAGAAAAACATAGGCTTCATGAGTTTAAGCAAAGCAAAGAAGAAGCTCGATAAGATATTCTCGCAATTCATCCGGCTTCGTGCGGTCAACGACGAAGGGTGGGGGGAGTGCTTTACTTGCGGACGCTTGCGCCATTACAAAAGCGCAGACGCTGGGCATTTCATGGTACGGCAAAAGATGCCCACGCGCTTCGATGAGTTGAACGTTCAATTCCAATGTAAGGCCTGCAACGGATTCGAAGGGGGAGCGCAGTACGAATTCGCGAAACGCCTCGACGAAGAACACGGAGAAGGCACAGCGGATCGCCTCGTGAGGTTGAGCAACGAAACGAAACGCTTCAGCGTTCACGAGCTTGAGGATCTTTGTAAAATATACCGGGCGAAAGTAAATGAACTCAAGGCACAAAAAGGACTGGAATAACTTCCTAACGAGGAACTATTTAAAACTTCGAACCATCGGGCGACGATGGACGGAGAACCCTTCCGACCTTGTACATCACGTCTATCTCAGGTGCATAGATAAAGACTTCCCCGAAAACGCGCTTGGGTACTTTATCAAAGCCATGTATAACGAAGCCACAAGGGGCAAGTTTAAACAACTCTATCACGTAACAGATAATGAACCGCAAGAACAAGCAAGCGAGAACGATTGGGCAAAAGCCATACAACGAGAACAGATGCAGTTGCTCCTCGACCGCCTCAGTTGGTTCGACCGAACGGTCTTCTCTCTGTACCTGCAAGGGTGGAACATGGCTGACGTATCTCGACGGTCTGGCATTGGAGAGTCTACCCTTTATCGCTCACTACACGTCACACGAAAAATCCTGAAAGATGTTCTTCGTCACCGCTCAGAAAAGGAATGACCGCCTCGCGGTCTGTCAAGGTTGCGAACACTTCGTCGAGAAGACGAGGAGTTGCGGCCCGCTCGTAACGGAAGCCTTTACGGACTCCAAATTATGCGGTTGCCATATGCCCACGAAAGCGCGGCTCAAAGTCTCCTCTTGCCCTTTGGGGAAATGGGAAGCAGAGATAAAAGAAAGCGACCTCGCAGAAATCCGCAAGCTCCTCGACAACCCCACCAAAGCAACCAACGGAGACCTCGCCCGTATTTATTCCAAGGCCACGGGAACGAACACCTCCCCTTCGTCTTGTTCGAGTTGCAACCGCCGGATGTTTAACCAACTCAAAGCCCTTTTAAAAGATGCCCCTCCCGAAACCAAATAAAAGCGAGAACCGTTACCTCTTCATGAATCGTTGCGTCAATTCCGTTATAGCAAAACGAGATTACGAGGATCCTGAAGAGCGGATTCGTGCCTGCGAATTAATCTACCAACAAACGATAAAAGAATGAGCTACACCAAAGAAGAGCGGGAAGAGATAGCGAAGAATATTCGCGAATACATGAAGCAACCCCACAAAGAGCAATTTGAAACGGTTAGCTACGGAGGGATGAAAGTCCTACACCGTAGGCTTCCTCACATGAATTACTACGATCGCGACTGGCTCGAAACGATTGCGATGGACGTTGAAGGTCGTATATTGCACCCATGAGAAACGCACGTAAAGCCCTCCTCCACGCAAAGAACTACCTCCTCATCACGGAGAACGCCGAAGTCGTCCGGATGCACGTCGGACAAGATCCCGCAACTCTACTCCTAACCTTAGCCGTACACAATGCCGAATTCCTCCACACCCTCGAAGCCGTCATCGTTCAAGCTCATGAATCTCTCGGAGCTTCAGGAGAACCCGAACAACCCTCGGATAATTAAAGACGACAAATTCCAAAAGCTGGTAACCAGCATAAAGGAATTCCCGGAGATGCTCGAAGCGCGTCCCATAGTCGTCAACCCAGAGAATATCGTTCTCGGTGGGAATATGCGCCTCAAGGCTTGCAAAGCCGCAGGGCTCAAAGAAGCACCCGTTTACATAGCCTCATGGGAAGAGAGCAAGGCGAATGAATTTATTGTGAAAGACAACGTCGGCTTCGGGGAATGGGATTGGGATATCCTCGCCAACGAATGGGATGCAACCCAACTCGAAGAATGGGGTCTCGATGTATGGACTCCCGAAGAGGGACCCGAAGAGAAAGAAGAAAAGGTTAAATGCGATTTATGCGGTAAATAATGGAAGCGGTAAAAATCAACACATCCAACACCAAAAAAGAGGCTATGTTGGAAGCCTTGGAGAAGTCGCTCGGTATCGTATCAACAGCCGCAAAGATGGTTGGGATTGACCGCTCGACTCATTACGCATGGCTAAAGGCAGACGAGGAATACAAGAAGGCGGTTGACTCGATTCAAGACGGCGTTCTCGACTTCGCAGAATCGCACCTTTACAAGCTCGTGAAGGAAGGCAACCCAGCCGCGACGATATTCTTCCTGAAGACCAAAGGCAAGAAGCGCGGATATATCGAACGGCAAGAGATAGAGGTAACAGAGAAGAAGCCGCTCTCGTGGTTGGATGAGTCATGATTGAAATATTAAAAGACAATAGAGCTTTGCTCGCGGAAGGTTTGAATTCTGCTCTAATCGGATATACTAACGGAATGAATATAGTCGCCGTTTATGATTATGATAAATGTATTCAGGCATTACAGAAGGAAAACAAATGGACTTATGAAGAGGCGATTGAATGGATGGAGTATAACGTCGTAAACTCATACGTTGGAGAAAAGACACCGCTTTTCATTACGATATATTGAAGCTACCCGCGACATATTACCACGTCAAAGAATGCAAGGCAAAGATTCAAGTCCATCAAGGCGGAAGTCGTAGCGGAAAGACTTTCAGTATCCTCACGGCACTCATAGAGCTTTGTCACAAGAACTCCGGCCTCGTCATTACCATTTGCCGGAAGACCTTCCCCGCACTTCGAGCCACATCGATGAGGGACTTCTTCGAGATACTCAACCGGGAAGATATATACAACCCCGACCTCCACAACAAGAGCGACGCGACCTATCAACTGTGGGGGAATATGGTGGAGTTTATAAGCATCGACCAACCGCAGAAGGTAAGAGGACGAAAGCGAGACGTTCTCTTCATCAACGAAGCCAACGAGATAAACCTCGAAGATTGGCGGCAACTCCTTCTCAGAACTACGGGGAGAGTATTAATCGACTACAACCCCTCAGACGAATTTCATTGGATCTATGACGAAGTTATCCCAAGAGAAGACGCGGCGTTCTTTCAGACCACGTACAAAGACAACCCCTTCCTCCCTCAAAGTGTGGTCATGGAGATTGAACGATTCAAAGAAGCAGACGAAAACTTCTGGAGGGTCTACGGACTCGGAGAACGAGGAGCCTCACAAGCAACAGTCTTCACCCATTGGAAAGAAATAGACCAAATACCAAATGAATACAAACTCCTCAACCTCGGCCTCGACTTCGGGTACACCGCAGACCCGACCGCAATCGTCCGAGTCTACACCGACGGCCACGGGTTCGCCGTCGATGAACTCTGCTACGCAACAAGACTTACTAATTCGGATATTTCGAAAGTCCTCCGAGATAGTGGAGTCACTCGATCGGATGTTATCATCTGTGACAGTGCTGAACCAAAGAGCATCGACGAGATACACGCTCACGGATTCAATACTCACGGAGCAAGAAAGGGAAAAGATTCGGTTAAAAATGGAATCCAATTCCTCCATTCGAGACCGCTTCTTGTCACGGCTCGGAGTGTGAACGTCATCAAGGAGCTACGCAATTACAAATGGAAGGAGGACAAGAACGGGAAGCAACTCAATGAACCCGTCGACTCATTCAATCACGCCATTGACGCGATGCGCTACGCAATTACCTTTAACCAAACGAACCCGAACTTCGGCTCTTACGCTATCGGGTAAGGAAACCAAACGATAAAAGTTATTTAAACGATGGAACTACGCCTCCCGCATAAATGGTCGGATCTTACGCTTGGAGAACTTCAGGTGATTATGACGAGCGAAAACCAAATCGAACGGCTCTCCGTTTGTACGGGCAAGAGCGAAGATAAACTCCGGGCAATGCCTCAAAAGCTCATAGAAGCCGCTACAGAGCATATCGATAAACTCTTAACCCAAGAGACCGCACGCTTTGAGAAAGTGCTTACAATCGACGGAAAACGCGTGGGCTTTATTCCCGATTGGGATGCTTTTACGGCGGGCGAATGGATCGACCTCGAAACGTACCTCGAAGATTTTTGGAAGAACGCTCATAAGGTGATGGCGGTTCTCTTCCGGGAGGTGACCTACGAACTCGGAGAGAAATACGAAATCAAGAAATACACCGCCAAAGAAGACGCAAGCCTTTTCGAAGAGATGCCCGCCGACCTCGTGTCGGGTACGTTGCTT